ACGTTCGCGATCGGGTACGACCCGTCCGGCATTGCCGTGCCCTTGTCGGCCATCGCGTTGCGCTTGTCGGTGTCGAAGGCGCGGGCGATGACCTCGTCCTCGCAGGCGCACGCCACCATCGAGGCGGTCAGGCGTTCCTCACCCCACCAGAGTTCGGTGTGGTCCAGGTCGATGTCGGTCGGGTGGGACTCGGGCATCTTCATCCCGTACCCCAACGTCATGTGCGGCGTGAAGTGCGGGTGTGTCTGATCGGGTGGGGCGTAGTTGTTCGCCAGGGCGGCACGCAACTCCTCCAACTGGGGGCATTCGAGCAGCAACGCCAACGCCTGGGGGTCGTCGTTGCCCATGTACGCCACCCCGCCAACCTTCGCGTTGTCTGGTTGCATCGGGTAGTCCGTGAGGAACTGTTCGAGACTGGCCCGCAGGTTCGGGTCCAACTCGGGGTCGTCGGTCTTGCCGAAGAACCCGAGCGTGGTGTGCAACTCGTCTTCGGGGAGTCCGCCTTCTTGGGCGATCAGTTCGGGGTTCGTCGGTTTCGCCACCACTGCGATCCCGGTGTGCTTCTCCACCGGCGGGTCCTCTTCGGGTGCGGCGGCGGTGATCCCGTCGTGGACGACGAGGTAGCAACGGCAGTTGATCCACGCCTCCGGTGGCCCGACGGCGTGACCGGGGTACCGCTGCGCATGCCCGCCGACGTCGAACGCTTCGCCACCCGCACGAAGCTGCCCGTCGACAGCTTTGTGCAGGTCACGCACCCGATCGTCTCCCATGGTCCGCCACTCGAACTTCACGTCCCCGTCCGGTCCGGCGTTGTCAGTGGCCGCGGCCATCGTCCCGGCTGACACGGCGGAGTGGGCGATGATGTCGACCATGCGTTCCTGTTGCGCTTCGGACCCGTCCGGGGTGAGCAGACCGAAGGCTGGTCGCAGCGAATACACGTAGGCGCGGGCCTCATCGGCGGAGGACCCGTTGCCACCGGACTGTTCGTAGGCGAGCGTGAACGACTGGGCAGCCAGAGCGGACAGCAGAGCAAGGCGGCGTTCCTCGTCCTCGACCGCCAACGCCTTGGTGACGTCGTCGGCGATCAGTCCGGCGAGGACCGCGACCGCGGCAGCCGCCGCTGCGGCCTCCTCGTCAAACTCCTCCTCTTCTTCTTCTTGGGGTTGTTCGTCTTCGTCGGCCATGAGTCCACCTCCTTTCAGGCGACTGCCTTCGGTCGAGACGACAGCAGAGAGCCGAGCACGACAGCAGAATGCGGGCGGTGTGACGACAACAGGCCGCGCACGTAGAAGTCCAGGGTGGCGACGACCTCGGAGATGTCGTCGGCGTACGGGCCGAGCACATCAGGCGCACAGTCCCAGGCACCGGCCAGAAGCTTGTCTGGTTCACCGGCCAACGTCTTGTACACGTCCGTCGCCTGCATCGCCGAGCAGTCGGTGCGGGGGTGGGCGTTCTTCAACCGGTTCCCGGCGCGTTCCAATGCCCGGTACACGAGGGCGTCGCACGCCGCCGAGAGTCCTTCGGGGGCGTTGCGGGCACGGTCCTCGGCGGCTTCACGGGCGGGGATGGCACGCACGTCGAGTTCGGGTTCGGTGCCGATACGGATGTGGTCGGGAGGCGGCTTATTTTCTCCCCCCAACTCGGGCACCAACGGAAGGTTCACGCCCAGCATCTGCAACGCCGCCATGGTCTGCTCCGGCGAGGTGGAACCGGTGGCGAGTTTGCGGAGAATCCATGTCTTGACCTGCTCGTCGGCGGGTGCGTCCTCGGGTTGGAACCCGGTCTCGCGGCGCAGGGCGGGACCGGACAGTTCCCCCAGGTTGTACAACTCGATCGCCTCTTGGGAGCGGTTGGGTCGCAGACGAATGGATGACGTGTCAGCGATCACGAAGTAGTCGTCCGGGTTCGGGACGAGACCTTCGAGTGACGGGCGGAGATAGTCGGTCGACAGTGCGTACGCAATGATGGCGAGCCGCGGCTCCAGGTGAGCCTTCACCGCCGACTCTTCGCTCAACCATGCGTTCCAGTGGTTCGCATCAGCGATGCCGAGCAGGACTTCGGGCGGCACGTCCAACCCGAGAGCGAGGCGTTTGATGGCGGCGTCGCGCATCTCGATGACCTTCTCATCGAGTGCCGACCAGAACTCCATGTGGTCGTTCTTGCCCAGCGACTCGGTGGGGACCATCGCCACGATCGGGACCGTCGCCGCCGGGGAGGACGGCTCCGCCTTCGCGGTCATCATCGCCTCACCGATCAGGGCCATGAAAATTTCGGCCTGCGAAGCGGCAGGGTCCATTCCTTCGGGGACCGGGAACTGCACCTCGTTGGACATGAACAGGATGCCCGCCCCGGACAGGCGTGACTGAATCTGCGCGGCGATGTGCGCGTCGTAGGCGATGATCTGCGCCAACGTCGACAGGTTCGCTCGCACCGGGGAGTCCGGGCGGGAAGGGTCCCGTGGGTGCGGGGTCCAGATGCGCATCGTCAAGTCCTCGGCACCCAACGTCACCGGGGTGCCGCCTTCACCGAAGTCCGCCTTCAAGACCGGCTTCGGGCCGGTGGACTGCGTCACCTTGCCGGACGCGAGGACGTTCCACTTGTCACCCTTGGCCCGGTTCGTAACGTACGCCTCCCCGGCCACCGTGAGGTGGACACCGAGTGCTTGGATCATTTCGGACTGGCCTTGCGGCCCCCCGTACAGGGAGTCCATCGCTTCGGCGGCGGGACCGTCAGTGACCGGGATGATCATGCGTCCTTCGCGTTTCCCAGCGGTCAACCGTGCACGGGACATGACGTTGCCCAGCCAGGTGGACACGTAGCGCAATTCGCCGACCGTCTCCCAATAGTTCCAGGCGTCTGTCTGCCAACCTTCGGCCCGTCCGGCCATGTTGCGTGACGGTGTCGGGAGACGCACCGCCGATGCCAGGAAGCCGTTGGGTGGCTTCAACTCGGGCTCAGGGGTGCGCGTCCGTGCCATTGTCCGCCAACTGTAGGCCCGTGGACCACCCTGGCGGGGGAATCAGCTACTCACGCTGGTCGATCGGGATGTCCCGTGCCCCCATGAAACCGGCCAGCCAGGACAGTGCGGCGATGATGTTCACGAACCACCACGACCAGTGCAGACCGCTGGCCCATGCCCAGCCGACGATGATTGCCGCCACGTACGGAGAGGTGCACCAGGAGCATTCCACGAGCACACACCACTTCTCGGGGACGCGTTCCACGAACTTCGTCGTCGCCCAACGGGTCGGCGGGTAGTCGTCGTCCACGATCAGGCGGGTCCACCGCGCCACGGCGAACACGGCCACCACAGCGGCGCAGATCAGCACGAACGGTTCGGAAAACGTGAGCGGCGAGGCGTCACTGATCACTTGGGCTGTTCCATGACGATCGCTTTGACCGCCCACATGACCGCCTCTTCCAGGTGGGTCAAGGCGAGGGATCGTTCGCGACTGTCGCGTGCCTCTTGGATGATCGACAGGCCGAACGCCTTGCTCACCGCGCGGAGGCGTTCGATGCGGACGATGGCGTCGGGGCCGGGGGTGATGTTGGTGAGGCTGCGTTCCAGGGCGTGCCAGCGTTCCTCGTCGGTCATGACTGCAAAAGATCCTTCAATTTCCCGATCAGTTCGAACGCCTTGGCCTCATCGACGCTTTGCAGCAGGTCGTTGAAGTCGACGTTGACGGACAGGGACGGCATCGACATCTCGCTCACCAACTCCTCGGACAGCAGCAGTGGTTCCAGGTCGTCGTTCATCGTCGTACTCCTTGTAGATGGTGTGGGCGGATCGCCGGTTCGGTGTTGCGCTTGGGCAGATGGGTAGGCGAGGCGACCGTTGCCATCTTGCCCGCCCGGTGCGTCAACTCGGTCACGGCGAACACCAAGGCGTCGACACGGTCCGGTGAATCACGCGACTCGTGCGGGACCCATTCGGTCATCTGCGCTTCGAGGTCTTCGAACACGTCGACATGGTGGACCTTGTTCTGCTCGTACAAACCGACGACCGGCTCCGCCCGCAACTCCTTGCCGCGTGCAGACCGTTGGCTGATGATGCGGCCCTTCACGCCGGACCCGCGGAGGGTGGAGATGACCATGTCGGCACCGAAGTTGACCTCGGCGACGATCGCATCCGCCTGGAAGAACTCGTACATCGACTCGGTGGCCTTCGCCCAACCGTGAGGGCTGTATTTGCCTGACCGGTCAGCGAGAATCCACACCTCGTCGCCGATGGACCCGGCGACGATGATTCCCGTCTCGTCGGAACGGCGGTTTGATGTTCCGGCCGGGTCCACTGCGACCACGACGCGATCGAAACGCTCCGGGCACAACATCCGGCCTTCTTCGATCATGTCCCAGGTCCACAACGCCCCTTCGACGTCGAGGAGGAGTTCGCCGTGGAGTTCTTGGCGACCGAGGCGGGTTCCTTCATACCGTTTGATGACCCTTTCCGCGAAGACGGGTGACAGGTTGTCCAGGTTCGTGTACGTCGACACCGACGTGACCCTGGTGTCGGGGTCGGCGGTCAAGTTCTTCAACCAGGGGCGGGACTTGGGGGTGGTGGTGCACACGATGCGCGGGCGGTTCCCGAGGCGCATGCCGAACAGCAGGTTGTCCCAGCATTCTTGGATGAGCGGCCAGTGGGCGGGTTCGTCCAGCCAGGCGTAGTAGTGCTCCGGCCCGCGGAGCCGGTCGGGTTCCTCCCCGGAGAACACGGTCGCGATGGCACCGTTGGGCCAGGTGAGTCGTTTCTTCGACGGTTCGTACACCGGACGGTGGTCTGGTGGGGCGATCGTCATGATGCCGGAGATGCCTTCGAGCATGATCTCGCGGGCATCCGTGGCAGTACCGGCGACTAGAGCGATACGGGGCAGTTTGCGGGTGACGCGATGAGTGAACTCAGCGCCGGTGCGGGTCTTGCCCGCCCCTCGGCCCGAGCGCAGCAACCACACCAGCCAGTTGGGATCGGTCGGGGGTCGTTGGTCAGCACGGGCGTGCTTGAAATCCCACTCGCCATGGGGCAGTCCGTCACAGTTCGGGTCGGGGCAGTAGAACGGTCGCCAGTCACGGGCGGTCCTTTCTTTCAACGCTGTGAGCGCCTTCTCCTGCGAGGCGGGCGTCCAGCGTTTCCATGCTTCGGGATCAATGTCGGGCACGGGGACCTCGCATCAGGGCGGGGATCGTGGTGGCGTCGACGCCTCCGGCGATCAGCTTGGCGGCGATGGCGTTTCGCATGAACATCCCGAGCGACACGCCTTGCTCGCGGCAATGGGCGCGCACGATCCGCCATTCCCCGATCGGGATGCGGCAGTTGAGTTGCCCGAGTTTGGGCACCTTCGACATGGCGTCGGAGGTCGACATGCCCACGGCGCGACGTTTCCACGCCCGTTGTGAGACGTCGTCCACGAGGAGCATCTCATCGAGCCATTCCTCATCCAT